TTTCGACCATCTTTTGTGATGCCAATTTTTGATAGTGCGCCTTGAATGGCGTTGATTGCTTTGTAAACGTTCATTTCAGTTCCTTGGTTGTTGATATGTGTATGTTGCGCCTTGATTCTTACAAAACGCTTACATATCAATTATTTCCGTTAGGATTTTCCCTAATAGTCACTTTTACATAACCGCCTATGTCTTTCACTTTGCTCAAGCTGATAGACCAATGCGTATCGTCTACTTCCATTACATCTGCCATACCGTCTAGCCCTGATTTCATTGATGCTAGTAGGTTATCAAGGTCATAGCGGCGGCGAGAAGGTGGGTAAAACACTAGGTCAATGTGTAAGGCTTCAGTCGGTGATTTCCTCAGTCCTTGGGTTCTTGCAGTGATAGCGCAAGCCTCACGGTAATACTTCTTTGCCTTGGCTAGTGTTCGCCAGTGGCCTCTAGCGTTTGGGCTGAGTTCTTTTGGCGGCCACGCAAGCGTTAGCGTTGTTTCGCTGGTTCCCATTTTTCGCCTTTGGTGTTGGTCATACAAGATAAGCAAGGGTCTTTAGCCGCGCTGCTTTGTTGATGCAAACATTCTGAGCAAAAGCGCAAAGGCACTTTGACGGGAATGTTTGGGGTTGTGTAGATAACGCCTGGTTCTTCTTTCATTTTTTTACTCCTTAATAATTCCAATCCAAACGCGCCAGATATGCAAGCCTAATCCTTTATGCGGATAAAAAATCAAGCCTAATCCAATCGCGTACATTTTTTTTACTGTGAATTTCATACTTTCACCCAATACGTAGAGGCATAGCATCCAGTAGATGTTACTGTGTCCCAATCAAGTTTTTCAATCCATCCAGCTTTTACCATCTCTGACAATCTGCGAAAGACTTGGTCAGGCGCTAACCATACATCACAATAATATGCAGTAGTCTGTGAAATATCCCAAGCGTTTTGCGGCCCTTTTGCCAACAAAGCCTGATAAATATCAAAATAATGACCATCCAAGTGCGCTCCAATAGAACGATAAGCATCAAGTGAGTTTTTGTTCATAACTTGTCATCCTTCCCAATGCAATATCCAAGAAAAGCAGAAAATAAAATAATCCCCGCCATCATAAAAGGAACTCCAATATCAATTGGTTTCCCACTTGATTGATTACCAACTGACATAGCCGCCATAGTTATCCAACCTGTTGCATAAATAGATAAGCCAACTATTCCGAATGTTTTTTGTTTCATGTTTACCCCTTATGTGTTGCAAAAAAGTACGGTTTATTGTGCAAAGCAAATTCTTTGCGAATCATGTCTACATCCAAATCAAGCAGTTTGCAGTACATATCTAAGCTACTGTCGCCCAAGAAAAACAGCGAATCTCCGTCTGAAAACGCCTGACAAATCACGCCTAGCACTAACTCAGCTTCGCTAATTCCCTTGAGTTCTACCCCTGCATTACGCACTTGAAACGTCTCTGGCAAGCGTCTACGCAATACCTTGAGATATTGCTGTGGAGTAGCAAACTTGCGCTGTTGGTCGATTGCAAGCTGTTCAGTTTTGCTAATCATCGAAGCATCCAACCGTTAGCCAAAATAATGGCAAACACTGAGCCGATTGCAATAGCTGCTAAATAGTCTTTCATTTGCTACCCTTTCCGTGAACCATGTATTCTTTGAAATCATCGTAAGCATCGCCACTATCCATGATGTTTAAAACCTTGTACTCTGAGTACGTGTCGTAATGCTCCATCTTTTCATCAAATTCTTGCTCAGTCATTTGCGAGCCTCCATCATTGCATCTGCCATTTGATAGGCGTGTTTTGCTGTGTTGTATTCATACCTGTTTGTGCCAATAGTTCCAACATAACGGTCTGAATTCATAATTCCTTGCATAGCTTTAGCCGCAAAGTAATCGCGCAAAGTCATGCCGTTTCCAATTTCACGACTACTGCCGATGCAATACCATTCGCATGGAAAAGCTGGTGTTGTTTTATCAGTCATTGAATCTCTCCTTTACTTGACGAACACATTCCATGTATTCATCAACAGTATTAAAGTAATTGTTAATCCAAGACAAGGCCAAAGCCTCTAAAAGTTTCTCGCCAATTTCTTTGTTAGTCATAAAAGCTCTCATTCCAGTTTTTAATTTCCTCTGCCATGTGTTTAGCCGCCAAACCTTCTAAGTATTCGACTTCATCATCACTCAACAAGTGGTCTAAACACTCCCATTCGTCACCATCGTGACGCGCAAAAAGCGACACTGTAAAGCTGTCGCGCTCGCCCCATGCGCGATCTCCGCTTTCAAATTCGTATGAAATGCAAGCATCACGATCGCCAATCAACTCAATCAAATCATCATTGAGGTTGTACGTTTCAATGTCAAAGCTATCAGGGTAGTCAGTTGGTTGCATATCAGCTCCTCGTTTGTCGATATGTGTATTGTTAGCCAACATCCTGACGCTACGCTTACAAACACGCAAAATCTTTTTTATTTCCACTTAAATTTTTAGCCTGTTTTCGTGCTACGCTAATTCGATTCAAAGGAGTAAACATGAAAGTTTTAATTGCTTGCGAGTATTCAGGCCGTGTGCGTGATGCGTTTCTAGCCAAAGGCCACGATGCTATAAGCTGCGACTTGTTGCCAACTGATGCGCCTGGACCGCATTACCAAGGTGACGTTTTTGACATCATTAACGATGGTTTTGATTTGATGATTGCTCACCCGCCATGCACGCACTTAGCCGTATCGGGCGCTAAGCACTTTGCAGAAAAGAAAGCTAGTGGCGTACAGGATGAGGCGCTAGACTTTGTTAAACGGCTGTTAGAGGCTCCAATCGAGAAGATCGCACTGGAGAACCCTATCAGCATTATTTCAAGCCGTATTCGTAAGCCTGACCAGATCATCCAGCCGTGGCAGTTTGGGCATGGTGAGACTAAAGCCACTTGTCTTTGGCTGAAAAACTTGCCTTTGCTAGTGCCGACAGACATTGTGGAAGGAAGATCAGACCGTATTCACAAAATGCCGCCTAGCCCTGACCGCTGGAAACTTCGCTCAACTACTTACATGGGAATCGCCCAAGCGTTTGCATCACAATGGGGTTAAAACGCTCATCTATAAAACGTAGCCGCCCCAAGACTACAAAAATCCGTCAATCTGCAAGAGGCGAAGATTGCACTATCAACCTAGAAGGCGTGTGCAATTACGACCCTGCTACTGTTGTTTGGTGTCATTCAAATCGAGCCTCAGACGGTAAAGCAATGGGGCGCAAAGCTGATGATGATCGCGGCGCTTATGGGTGCAGAAGTTGTCACGCGATTTATGATCGGCAAGAAAAGCGCCCTGACCACTTATCACTTGATGATGTAGAAGAAGCCTTTACGCTGGCAATGGAAAAAAGCCGCGCTATTCTTGTAAGTAAGAATCTTGTAAGCGAAGATAACTAAACTGAAATTTTTAAGGAGAACGTATGACCATTGAAGAACTACAAGAGCTGTGCAAACTAACTGTTGAGCTGACAAAACTTCGCCAAAGTGAATGTAAGCACCTTTGTATTGAACACTTTGCGCCAGACTTGTTGAAACAGTTGATTAAAGAATTGCAGGAAGCAAAATGAACTTTGATACATGGTGGCAGACATGGCCTAAAAGCCCACGCAAGGGCGCTAAATCGCTCGTAAAGGCCAAGTGGGACAAGATGAAGCTAGACACCCAAGCAGAGCAAATAATCGCTCATACGGCATGGATGACTACAACAAACGATTGGAAAAAAGACAATGGAGCTTTTATTCCTGCTCCTCTTGTTTAGATTCTGATATAATCCTTTGCAGAAAGTTTAGTTGTTGCGTGTACCAGACGCAGATTTACAGCTAAGTTTTCTCCTTGACCCCTGATCTCTTGTACTGGTACTACAAGATTTCGGGGGTTATCTTTTTGGAGATTGAATTGCATTACTACAAAAGAAACTTAGGTGACTACGCTAAGAAGTGTGGACGTTTGACAATGTTGCAACACGGTGCGTACACGCTTTTGATTGATTCGTGCTATGACCGTGAAGTTTTCCCCACGCTTGAACAAGCGATAGAATGGACTTGGGCTAGTACAGAAGCAGAGATTGAGGCAGTTAAATTTGTACTTAGTCGCTTTTTTACGCTTGGTGAAGATGGTCAATATGTGCAAGACCGCATACTGCAAGAGCTTCTTGAGTACCACGCTAAAGCTGACACAAACAAACGAATCGCTATTGAACGCGAAACGAAACGTAAAGAGAAAAGCACGAACCGTGAACAATGCGTAAACGAAGCGCCACCTAACCATAAACCAATAACCATAAACCATAAACCAACTAAAGAGAAAACAACTGTCGTTGAAGCGCCTGAAGGCGTATCAGTTGATGTTTGGAAATCTTTTCTTGCACAGCGGAAATTGGCTCGGGCTACGGTTACAGACACAGTGATTGAACAAATCAGCAAAGAGGCAACAAAGGCAGGATGGACGCTTGAGCAAGCATTGTCTGAGTGTTCTGCGCGTGGGTGGCGTGGGTTTAAGGCTGAATGGGTGGCTCAAAAAGCAGTGGTGCAAAATAAGTTTGATGTTGCTCATGTGACTACGCCAACACCGCCAAACCAAGATGCGGCCTTGAGGAAGATTGAGGCTGACGCTAAACGCGCAGTTCCTATTCCTGCAAATATCCGTGAAAAGATGGAATTGTTGAAGCGGAGCGCGTGATGGAATTGATTACAAAGAAGCAAGCAATATCGCTTGGTAAATCTCGATACTTCACTGGCCTTTTGTGCAAGCATGGGCATTTAAGTGAAAAATTTGTATCAAATTCTGGATGTTGTGAATGTTTGAAAATACGCCAACTTGCAAACGCTGAAATTCTCAAAAGTAAATATGCAAAATACAGCCAAATTTACAGAGAAAAGAATCCAGCTAAAGCAAAAAGCAACCATAAAAAATGGCGCGACAACAATCCAGTTAAGCTGGCTGCATGGTGCAGGTATAGCCAGTTAAAGCGTGAAAACAGAGTCCCATTATGGGTTGGAGATGAACTAAAACAAGAAATGGAAGATTTTTACAGCGCAGCGTACTTGTTCAAAATTTACACTGGTAAAGATTACGAAGTTGACCATGTCGTGCCTATTTGTGGAAAAACAGTAAGCGGACTTCATGTTCCTTGGAATTTACAAATAATTGAGCGTCTTGAAAACAAGAGGAAAAGCAATAAATCATGGCCTGATATGTGGTGAACAATGGAGAACTATCAGACACTCTACTAAGAAAGAAGGGTCATCTGGTGGTGGCTCGACCTATGGAGAAAAAGAAAATGAAACAAAGAAAGAGGTATTTATGAAAGTAGAAATAGGAAACGCCACCCTTTACTTGGGTGATTGTGCTGACATTTTGCCTAGACTAGATTGTGTTGACCTTTTGCTGATAGACCCGCCTTACGGCATTGATGTAGGTCAAATGAACATGGGACAAGGCAAAAAATCAACATCATTTGAAAAGTTTGATTGGGATAAAGAAACGCCCGAAAAACTAACGATTGACTGGTGTTTGAGCAAGTCAAAAAAATCAATCATTTGGGGTGGAAACTACTTTGCTTTGCCGCCTAGTGGTAGTTGGTTAGCTTGGGACAAAATTCAGCAGTTTTCAGGCGCAGATTTAGAGCTGGCATGGACTAACCTAGGCAAGCCAACAAAAGCCTTCAGAATGTCCCGTGTAGAGGCTTACGGCAACATTGACAAACAACACCCAACCCAAAAGCCGATAGGTTTAATGGCTTGGTGTATTGAACAAGCTGGAGACGTTCAAACCATTGGTGACTACTTCATGGGCAGCGGAACAACAGGCGTAGCAGCTATCCAGCTAGGCCGTAAGTTCATCGGAATCGAGCGAGAACCAAAATACTTTGACATTGCTTGCAAACGCATTGAACAAGCCGTAGCGCAAGGCCAACTATTTGAACCAGAGCCGATTAAGCAAGAGCAAACATCATTGCTATAAATCACAATCTTTTTAAGTAAAAGTAAGATTCAAGAAAGAAACAGCTTTTAAGATAGAGGCTCAACAAGGGGAATGAAATGAACGCTTTAGAACTTGCAAATGAACTTTTTGATGGATTGCCAAAAGATTTGCTAGAAACGCCATTAGCTTACGATGCCGCCGCAGAGCTTCGCCGCTTACACGCTATCAATGCTGAGTTGGTAGAGGCTTTGGATAAAGTGCTAAACACTAGATTTGCAAATGAAATTGTTGGTAGAGATGTTGATGGTCATCCATTAAATGCTTTAGGCGTTGCAAGAAAACACGCTTATGAGTTGGTAAAAAAGGCAAAGCAATGAACGCACGCCAAACCTTAGACAAAGTAAAAGAAGGCTTAGACCTAAGTTTTCTTGAGATTACAAAAGCACTAATGCTGACTGGAGACATTGTGGACAAATCTGACAAACACTGGCTACAACGTGAATCAGCAGAGTTTTTGCTTTGCCACCCAGAAGGAATGACTTCATGGGCTATTGCAAAAGCACTAGGTGTAGACCCTAACGTAATGCGTGTAAGTTTGAACAGAAACCCTCAGATTTACATTCACGCATGGATTCAGGGACGAAGTGGACGCCAAGCGGCACTCTACAAAGCAGTAGAAGGCACTTTAAAGGCTCCAAAAGATGCTGTCCTGGCCTGTGATACTAAAGCGAGAGAACGGCGCTTAAAAGAGGCAGGGCATAAATTGCAAGGTTTGACAAAATGGGTGGTGTTGCAATGACAGATATTGATAAAACATTGGCAGAGCGTGGCAAGCGTTATGGCGAGTTCAAGGGCCATGCAGAAATTGCGCAAAAACTTAAGGGTGTCATTCGCACTTATGAGGCTTTTCGTGGATGTGACTTGGATGTAGATCAGCGTGAAGCATTGGAAATGATCGCCCATAAGATCGCTCGAATTCTGAACGGAGACCCTGATTACATTGATAACTGGGTAGATATTGCGGGTTACGCAAAACTGGTAGCTGACAGGTTAAACAGCGAAACAACTCAGGATGAATAAAAATGGCATCAGTAAACAAAGTAATTCTTATCGGTAATTCTGGACGCGACCCAGAAGTGCGCTACATGGCAAGTGGTCAAGCAGTCACAAACGTGACAATCGCCACAAGCACCAAGCGTAAAGACAAAGTATCGGGCCAGATGATTGAAGATACGCAATGGCATCGAGTGACTTTTTACGACAAACTGGCTGAAATCGCGGGTGAGTACGTCAAAAAAGGCCGCCCCATTTACGTGGAAGGCCGTTTGAAATATGGCGTTTACACTGACAAAACAAGCGGCATAGAGAAAAACACTGTTGACATTGTGGCGACAGAATTGCAACTGCTAGGCGGTAAAGATGACGGCGGCAAGCGTGAAGAAGCGCCGCGACAAGCTGCATCCGCGCCGAAAGCATCAAGCGGATTTGATGATTCAAGCGAAATCCCATTCGCTGACCCATTGAAAAGCCGCGCATTTTGTTTGAGTTTGTAAGCAGTTTGTAAGGAATAGCCTCAATAATGGGGCTATCTTTAAAGGAGAGAATATGAAAGAAGCAATGAAGCTGGCGCTTGAGGCGTTGCAGCTTATTAAAGAAGCTGATTCACACTACGCGACACCAAAACAAGTGTGTGATGCACGCGCCCTGTACGAACCAACAATCAAAGCCCTAGAAGAAGCACTAGCCAAGCAAGAGGAACCTTTACCGCCAGTTGAGATTGGCGTTGATGTGACATCTGATGGCGCATCGGTTGTGGCTTTCTACCGCAGACCAGATGCCGTGATGGAAATGTTTTATTCGCAGTTCCACCCACTAGCCAAGCAAGAGCAGGGTGAGCCTGTGGCGTGGCTTTACCATGATGCAGGAAGCCTAGAAGAGATGCTAGAAGCAGAGCGCAAGTGCTTGAACATTCACTCGGTCTTACTCTCAATCCGTAGGCATGAAGCGTATCGCAACGAAACACCTCTCTACACAACACCACAACAACGCAAGCCGCTGACGGATGCAGCAACAATTGCGGGGTTACATGCCTCAATTGGACACTTGAGCGCCTTGGTTGACTACCAGTATGCGCTCTTGCAAGAGGTCAACGATGTTTGTGGGCGTGATGGCCACGGCGGTGAACTTGAGGACGGTGAATCGGATTTGATTGACCGTGTTCGTCAGCACTTGAAGGCAATAGTCTCGCCGCAAAAGCGTGAGCCGCTGACGGATGAGCAAGCGCACGACATGGGCGCAAAAGGCGGAGAGCCAACAGAGGCCGAGCGTCTATTGTTTGAGGCGTGGATGAAAGGCCACTGCTGGGCAGTCATCGGTACGTGGGACGGCAAAACTTATGTTCACGAAGATGAGGCCAATGGCTTTGTCAACAATAGCGCTATGCATACGCGATGCCTTTGGGCTGCATGGCGTGACCGTGCTGCACTAGCCGCCCACGGCATTAAGGAGTAAGACATGGCAAACGCAATTTTTACTGTCATGGGTGGACTTGGCTTGCTTATTGTTGGGTATGTTTTAGGGCGCTCGGATGAGCGCAAAGCCGCCCACTGCATAGCACCACAAGCCAAGCCAGTTGTCTCTCAAACTTCGCAAGAAATGAACGACAAAGTAGGTAGTGGTGAAGGCGTGAGCGTCAAAGTGCCAGAAGGTTGGAAGCTGGTTCCTATTGAGCCGACAGATGAAATGCTTGATGCCGCACAAGATGCTGTAGATGACACGTTCCGTCTCGATATTGTCCGCACATATTCAGCAATGCTCGCAGCAGCACCACAAGGGAGCGACAAATGAAACAAAACCATAAAAATGTACTTAAACGCCTAATCAACGGCGCAAGAGATGAAAAAAGCCTAACGCATGGTGGAGACTTAGACTTAGGTAACGCAGCTTTGCACGTTGTGAGGAATCTTGAAGAATCACAGGCTTTAGGCTATTGCGTTAAGGTAGGCGAGGAATGGATGCTTACAAACGCTGGTAAAACAGCTTTGAACGTAAAAGCAGAACCAAAGCAGACGCGCATTACAAGCTGGAGCGTTGGTGGCGTATACAAAGGAGAAGACTTGCGCCGATTGGCTAATCGTGATGGTTGTTATGACTTTTTAAATATCCCTAGCCGTATGCACTTTGGGCTGGTATATCGCAAAGATGCACAATGCGAAAAGTCCTAAACAAACCAGTAGCAACAGATGACCAAGGAAACGAGGTCTATGTCTGCCAGTACTCAAAGAAGCCTGTAACAACGGATAAAGCCGTATTTCTAGGCTCTTTGATGCCAAGCGTATCAGGCACTTATGTCTGCCATGAAGAAGGCAAAGAAGCGCGTAAGCAAAGTAAAAAGAACTTTGACGAGATGGACGCTAACTGCAACACTTGTAAGAATCTAATGCGCGTACATCATGAAAAACATAAAGATGGGTGTTTAGAAGGTGTATGCAAGATTCATGCCGTAAGGATGAAATTTCACCCAGATGATTGGATGGGAAATGAATGTTGGGAGCCGCGATGATTAAATATCAATTTTGTGTATTGGGGAACAAGGCGACAGAGAAGGTAACGCTTCTTATCGCTGAGTTCAAGAATTTAGGATATGACACATTTGACGAGGCGCTAGAAGCAGGAAAGAAGCACCTAGAAGGCCATGAATGCAACTATGAAGGCTTAAAGAAATGGAGATTTGGATGACTAAAAACGAAATCTTTAGAACAGCCCATAAGTACATGATGCCTCAAGGCGTATCTTATGGAGACGGAAAAACACACGGAATTAACGAAATCTGCCGTATGTGTAAGTCAGACGCTACCGCAATAGGTAAGAATGACGAAGAACACAAGGATTACGAGGATTTCTACAAAACGCTTGAATACAAAGCCTATCGCTGCAATGCCTGTGGCTATGTGTTTAGCTGGTACAAGGAATAAAAATGGAACTGAACCACACACCAATACAAACAAATGAAGTAAAGCTAACCAGTGGAGCGTCACTTTGGGAAGCAACTACAACCATTGGGTCGCTGCCATGCAAAGTAGTAAGCAATACAGAAAAGGAAGCTATCCGACTACTACAAAGCTATATCAATCGGCATTGCAAAGTTACTGACCAAGCAGTCAGTAGTTAATCTAGAAAAATCCGTTATAATTCAATCACTTAGGAAAACCCTATGGAGAAAATATGGCAAAAGCTGGTAGACCAATGAATAAACTGCATCAAAACGATGTGAGAGCAAAAATTCAAGCAAGCCATTTGCTCAACATTCTTCACGATTGCGCTAACGGCGTAGAAGAATTAAAGCCTGACCGCATGAAGGCTATTGAGATTCTGTTGCGTAAGTCACTGCCTGATCTGAGTGCGGTAGAGATTAGCGGCGATCAAGAGAATCCTGTTATGACGGTAAACAAAGTCGTTTACGAAGTAGTCAAGCCAAAATGACCACACTTCGCGTAGAAGTACCTGAAAAGCTAATCCCATTACTTGAACCAAAGCGATACAAAGGCGCACACGGTGGCAGGGGTGGGGCTAAGTCTCACTTCTTTGCCGAACAGATCGTATTACAAGCGCTATCAGGTAAGCGCATTGTCTGTTTGCGTGAAGTGCAGAACTCGATCAAGGAATCTGTTAAACAGTTATTGACCGACAAGATAATCAAGTTTGGCCTATCAGATCAATTCACAGTCCTAGAACAAGAGATTCGCGGCCCAAACGATAGTCAGATTATCTTTAAGGGTCTTCAATCATTTAACGCCGCCAACATCAAGTCTTTAGAAGGCTTTGATATTGCATGGGTAGAGGAAGCACAGACACTTAGCCAACATTCGTTAGACCTGTTGCGCCCGACGATCCGTAAACAAGGCTCAGAATTGTGGTTTAGCTGGAACCCGCGCTATAAGACTGACGCAGTGGACAAGTTCTTTCGCTCAAACCCACGCGATGATTCTATTTGTGTGCAGATTAACTGGAACGACAATCCGTGGTTCAAGAATACGCCGCTATATGCGGATATGCTGAAAGACTTTGAATCAGACCCAGACAAGGCTGAACACGTTTGGAATGGTGGATATGGCTCAAGTCAAGGCGCTGTATTGGCTAAATGGGTGAACGAGGCAGAACGTGACGGGCGTATAAATAACGATGTTGAATATGACCCAAATGGGGCTTTAATTCATGTTTCATGCGACATTGGATTTAGAGATACAACGGCTTTTTGGTTTTGGCAGCCTGTTCTTGGTGGATTCAATGTTATTGACTATATGCAGGGCTGGAACATGGATGCTTCTGATTGGATTCCAAAAGTTGAGGAAAAGCTAAGGTCAATCGGTGGTAGCAAGTGTTTAGGGAAGATATGGCTACCACATGACGCAAGGGCTAAAACTTTCCAGTCAAAATACACAACAGCAGAGCAATTCCTAACGGCTTTTGGCGTACAACATATTGACAAAGTGCCTCAATCATCTAAGTTTGACCAAGTAGAAGCGGCTCGCGCAGGTATAAAAAAAGTGGCTTTTCACAAGGATAAGTGTGAAGACGGGTTAGATGGTTTACGGGCTTGGGAATTTATCTACAACGAAGAAAACGGTGTTTTTAGCCGTGAGCCGCATCATAATTGGGCATCGCATCCTGCTGATGCTTTTGCGTATGGCTGTCAGGTTATGCAAGAGTTCAAAGCATCGCCAAAAGATGAAAAGCCTGTTTTCTCAATAAGTGGATTGAAGGATGGCAAAATCAAAACAGCGCCGCTTGATATGCTTTGGAGTGAAACAAGCAAGAGGGTTGAGAGGATATAAATGCAAACATTACGATGCACACAATGTGGAATGAATGAGCCGCTTTCTATGTTTAGACCTAGAGCGCACTGTAAAGGTGGCTACTCAAAGACTTGCAATGAGTGTTCTGATTGCAAAAATAAACGAGCAGAAACTAAAAAACGCAATAAAGCCAGTGTAAATGCGCTTACTCGCAAGCGTCAGGCCGCAAAACTGAACAGAACACCATCATGGCTTTCTGAGTTTGACCACTTAAAGATGAAGTGCCTTTACCAAGTTGCGGCAATGAGAACAAGAGAATCAGGATATGCGTGGCATGTTGACCACATTGTCCCGCTTCAAGGGAAGAAAGTCAGCGGTATGCACGTTCCTTGGAATTTGCAAGTTATCCCTGCTGATAAGAATGTGAGTAAGGGTAATCGGTTTGACGTTTAGTCAGGCCATGCAAGAATTTAAGGCCAAAACCGAGGAAAAACCCGATATTTTTGCAATAAAAGGCGACAAAACGGGTAAAATCGTTACGCAGCCCCTTAACGACTTGTGGGCTGAGACTAATAAAAGGGTCGAGCGTATATGAAAAAAGAGATGAATCCCGTAGCCGAAGCCCGTCGATGGGCGCAAGAGCTGAAAATGGCAAAGCGGGAGGACAAAGATTGGGTCACGCGCTCCAAGAAGATTGTGAAGCGTTACCGTGATGACCGTACCGCATCTCAAAATGGCTCTAAGCGCTACAACGTCCTTTGGTCGAACATACAGACAATCCTGCCAGCGCTGTATGGTCGCACCCCTCGCGCCCAAGTAGAACGCCGCTGGAAAGACAAAGACCCAGTTTCACGCACTGCGGCAACTATCCTAGAACGTGCTTTGCAGTATGAGATTGACCACTACGGTGATTACGACTTTGCGGTGAAGGCTGCTGTATCTGATCGCTTGCTTTGTGGACGTGGTGTTGCATGGGTTCGCTTTGATAGCAAGTCTGTGGAGACAATCGAAACGCCCGAGATGGAAATGGCTGAAGATGCTGCACCAGAGATGCAAGAAGGCATGACAACAGCAGAGCCTACGGTTGAGATGTACGCTGGCAAGCCTGAGATCAACTTAGAGACGACCCCTGTGGATTACGTCTATTGGGAAGATTTCCGCTGTACTCCTGCCCGTACATGGGATGAGGTGACTTGGGTTGCTCGCCGTGTGTACATGACCAAAGATGAAGTGATTGAGCGCTTTGGTAAGGAATACGCTGATGTGAACCTGTCTCACGTGCCTACTGGCCTCGATGACATGAAGTCTCAAGGTGCAAGCCAAGGCGAGATTGACCGTCTAAAGAAGGCTGAAGTTTGGGAAATCTGGGATAAAAACGAAGAATGTGTCTACTGGATTGCAGAAGGCTACGACAAACTCCTAGACCACAAGGATGACCCGTACGGCTTGGATAACTTCTGGCCTTGCCCTAATCCGCTGTTTGCTACACAGACAACAGACCAACTCGTGCCTGTGCCTGACTTTGCGCTGTATCAAGATCAAGCAGACGAATTGGATAAGCTGACCACGCGCATTGGTTTGCTGGTTGACGCTTGTAAGGTTGTGGGCGTTTATGACGCTTCTCAACCATCTATCCAGCGAATGTTGAACGAAGGCGTAGACAACACGCTGATTCCTGTGGATTCGTGGGCAGCTTTCAGCGAAAAAGGCGGCATCAAAGGCACTGTTGACTTCTTGCCTATCAATGAGGTAATGCAAGCCCTCAATGAGTGCTATAAAGCACGTGAATCGGCTAAACAAGTTATCTATGACATTACGGGTCTAAGCGATATTATTCGTGGCTCTAGCGTGGCTAGTGAGACTGCTACCGCCCAACAGATCAAAGGCCAATACGCCTCAATGCGCTTAAAGCGTATGCAACACGATGTAGCTGTGTTCTCAAGCGAAATCTTGAAGATCAAAGCGCAGTTGATGTGCGATCTGTACTCACCACAAAACTTGATTGAAATGTCGGGCATTATGGGTACGGATGACGCTCAATACGCTGAACAGGCCGTGATGCTGATGAAGTCTGAGCCAATTCGCTCTTTCCGCATTGAGGTGGCTTCTGATAGTTTGATCGAAATGGATGAGGCTGGCGAGAAGCAATCACGTACCGAGTTCCTGCAAGCCTTTGGTCAAGCAATGGGCCAAGCCTTGCCAATCATCCAACAAGCACCTGAGTTTGCGCCTCTCATTGGTGAAACGCTGCAATTCGTGGTGCGTACATTCAAAGGTGGTCGCCAACTTGAAAACGCATTGGAAATGGCTATCGAGCAAGGTAAACAGCCAAAGCCACAACAGCCTAATCCTGAGATGATGAAGGCTCAAGCGCAGCAACAGATGGAACAGGCCAAGATGCAAGCGGCTCAACAAGCAGAGCAATTTAAGATGCAAATGGCTCAACAGTCTGAACAGGTGAAGATTCAGGCTCAGGCAGAGTTGGAGCAATTTAAAGCGCAAACGGCTATGCAACTTGAACAGATGAAACAAGCCGCCGAAACAGAGCGCCAAGAGTTCAAAGCCCGTTTAGATGCTGAAACCAAGCTGATGATTGCAGAGATGAACGCAACAGCCGCTAGTAAGCCACAAAACATGTTCCAAGTGGACAGTGGTGGCAAGTTTGACGAAATCGCCACTACTCTGAGCGAATCAGCCGCACAACAAGGCGCTGGTATTGCCGATGCAGTAAACAACTTGAGCCAAGTAGCCGCTGTTTTGGTGGGCGCTGTTGATGAAATGAAACGACCAAAGCGCCGAGTGCTTGAACGTGACCCAATCACAGGCCGAGCAATTGGCGCGGTAGAGGTAGCAGAATAGTAAAGTACCGCTAAAATCCTCACTATGACCTAAAATCTTGGGGAATTTAACTAAATGGACGCACAAATGGAACCAACTACAACAGCCGCCAGCGGATATGCAATATCAAAAGGGGCGACTGCCCTAGCTGGTTTATTTGGGAGCATATCTATGTCATTTCTCTGGATGCCTGCTAAATTCCGTGAACATAGTCGATTAGCTGCTGGTGCAATTATTGGCGGTATCGGCGTAATGGCTGCTATTGCCCTTGGCGGCCTACTAATCCGACAGTTTGGCCTAGACCCTGAAAGCCTTGATGTGGCTTTAGGTGTTGGTTACTTGGTTGGTGCTATGTCTCTCGGCGTTATCGGCTGGATTGCTAATTTCTTTGAGAAGCGTGAGAAGAAAGACATTCTCGAAGTTTACAAAGAGGTTAAACAAGAACCTAAGAAACCTACTCGCCGTGTACGTGCAGGCGTGAAAAAATGATTGCCTTTTGGCTTCAGCTCTTAATCGGAGTATCAGTGCCGTGTATCTTGACGGTTATCTGGTGGTTAATCATGGGACGAAGCCAAAAAAAAAGAATCATACTTGAGTTAGCCTTCATTTTTGGTGCATTTGGACTTATGGTTCAAACTGTGCGATCTGTTTATTTCTTTGCACATGGGCACTATCCGGTTGATGTTGGAATTCCACTGTGGATGACAAAAGACTTGGCTATCTGTTTGTTTATCGCTCACTTTGCGAGAGAACCGTATGAGCAACCTAGTGGACAAGGTTAAAGACTGGGCAGTAATAATCGCCCTAGTAATGTCTGGCATGACGTTTAAGGTCAGCTACGACAATCATGGCCTAACGGTTGAAGTAGAAAAGAAAGCCAAAGAACTGGCTGTTTTACAAGAGCAGGCAAATGGCTTTGCCTTAGCTGGCGTTTGCGATTAAAATAAGCCAACTCAACGGAGCTTATATGCGTACAGTTCAAATCTTGCCTCAACTCGCTTTTGCCAATGGTAAGCGAATGGAAGCCACTCAATTTAACGTGGTGTCTATCTCTGATAACTTGTTTGATTCGGTTACTTTCAAATACACATTGTTTGACGAAAACATGGTGTGGAGCGGCGAATCTACATGGTCGCTTGAAGGACGTGAAACCTATTTGACATGGGACGCCTCTCCTGAAGGCGCGTACACATTGGTAGCGGCTGGAATTGGCTTAGAGTTAGCCCCATCGGTCAGCAAGTCAGGCATGTTCCTTGAGGTTGAATAATGTCAGCGGTTATCGCTGATGCACTGATCTACGGCATCCCCTTTGTCATTGGACTAGGGGCGCTAAAAGTATTGCAGGGTCGGTATTACGGGCGAAAGAAGCCTCCAAAGCCTGACGACACTACACCAAAGGATAAATAATGGCATGGTCTTTTGACGTAACAGCGAACATCCCGCGCATTACGCAGTCGGGCACAGACGCAAACCTTGATGGCATGCTGACCGCCATCAACGGCGTGGCAACTGTGGCGCGGTCTACCGCCTATACCACGGCGCAAATGATTAAGCCGCCGATTGCGACAGGTTTTTGGTATCGGTGCAGTACGGCTGGGACGACATCAGGAACTGCACCCGCCTATGGCACAACATTAGGCGGAACAACCACAGATGGCACTGCTGTGTTTACGGCTTTTCGTGCGCCCGAAGCACGCTGGCAGGGCGCTGGATATTTATACAATATGCCTGACGTGCGTGTGAACGTGACAGGGACTTTGACAAATGCAAACCCACAACTA